AAACAATAAACGACTCCTTAATAATTTGAGTGTTGTTTTGGTATTGGTGAACACGTGGCGTGATACCTGTTGGTTGGTCTGTTTGTTCAGCCCAAGCGTTACCTACAACACAGAATTTTGTATCTGCTGTAGCAGTACCTAAAATACCATCTAATGTCTTAACTGTAAAGTCATCATTTGGTTGTACAGCATCTGCTGCAGTTACATAGTACAAAGCACCAGAGCCACCCATAATAATATCACCATCACGAAGTGCAGTGTTACCAGAGCTGTCACCAGCATCATCTCCATCAACACCAATAGTAAAGTCACCAGAAGATCCCATTACTGCTGTAAAGTGATTATGAAGGTGTGCTTCTTCGTAGTGCTCAAAAGTACGAGCTGTTGTTTCTTTTTTAGAACCCATTAGTTCCATTAATCCAGTGATCCCTTGATCACCATATCGCTTAATTAGTTGCTCATCAACGTCACGCTTATGTAAAGGTACATTTGCTGCAGTACCTACAGAAGATGCTAGTAAACTAGCACTACCTACATAGTTAGATGTCGTTGCAACCGCTACATTTGACGGTGATGCCGTCATTCCTGCAGCTAAACTTACTGTTGCCATAATCTTATAGTTTTAAATAAATAATAATTTTGTTTTAACCAAGAATTTGTTTTCTCAACATGTCGAGAGTTGACTCTTGTCTTTGAGGTGTACCCTGCTTGTCTTGGACAAACGATGGGTTCTTAATCTCATTAATTACGCTCTCTGTCCCCTTGCTTCTGTACTGATTAGCGACACCCCTAACAATCTTATCAATGTTGTTTAGGATGTACATATCTGTATTCAGAGCGTCAAAGTTCCAGTCACCACCTTCGCTTACATACTTATCGAAAAAGTTCTCTAGGTCAGAATTATACCCCTTAATCTCCTGACGAGCATCGTCATCTAGATTGTAAGTAAACTCTTCGCCTTGGTCATTCATAGAGAAAGATAAACCATCAAGGTCATTAACCTCTCCCTCCATTTCATTCAACCATTCCCCTCTCTCTTCCTCAGACACTCCAGGGTCACTACCTGCCTCAGTTGGCATAGCGTAATCCTCTTTAATCTGATTGAAGTAATCTCTAGCAGTTCTAGCGTCCTTCGTAAGTTGAACCTTCCCTGCGTTGGTGTCCCTCGTAGTGTACTCCTCAGAGTCTGTTTTGTATGTTGCTGCAATGTAGTCACTTAACTCAGCTTCAGTTAGGCTTGGATTCTCTACTCGTAGATACTCCTTCATTACTGCTCCATCAGACACGTCAGTTAAATCAACAGTTTGAGTGTTTAGGTAATCTTGAACACTTCTACCTGTGTCTCTAACGTAGTCATTAATAACCTGTAGCTGCTCGCTTGCAAAGTCATTATTTTCTGTTGTCTCACTGGTAGTGTCAAAATCATCATAAGACGTAAACTCTCGCCCAAGCTTTTCGCTAAGGTGTTGAAAGATTTGTTCGTCACTGATTCCCTCGTACTCCTCTTGTTGACCACCTTGATTTTCATCAACACTGGTCTCCTCATTATTAAAAGAACTTTCTCCTGTCAAGTCTATAATGTCAGATCGCTCCTCGTTTATAGGTTGCTCTAACTCAACTGCTTGGTTTTCATCACCAGTTAAGTCAACGATATTTCCTTGTGTTTGTTGTTGAATTACTTCACCTCCAAACTGTTTTACTAACTCGTCTCTTATATCCATCTTTTCTTAAATTTACTTATTTGTATTTCGCAAATATAAACTTTTTTACTATAAAGTCAAATTATTGAACAACTTCTTTTTCTTCCTCTCCTAGAGGTCCTCTCTTCCCATCTCTCTGCTCTATCATCTGAGATTGGTTTATAGCAGACTGTTGCTGAACCTCTTTACGAACTCCACCTTGCAATGAAGCCGCACCCTCCTTACCTAAGTTACCAAGTTCAATCTCTCTTAACCTTCTCTGGTGTTGAGCCTGCTCGAACTGTTCTTTAAGTTGGTAGTCTAATTGCTTTAGTTGCATATCTGCCTGACTCTTAGCCTGTACTCTAGCTCCCTCTATTTGCATCTCTGCCTGTAGGCTTTGTTGCTTAAGTTGTGCTGCCTGCTGTGCCGTCTGTTGTTGTAGTTGAGCGTTTTGCTCTGAAGCTTGTTTTGCTTGGTCTTGTTGTTCAGCCTGATACTTTTTCCTTCTTAGGATTAACATCTGATTAGCCATCTTCACATTCCTAACTGTACGAATCATGATAGCATCCTCTAGCCTTAACTCTTTCTGAGCTAAAGATACCTGAATGTTTTGTTCCATCATCTGCTTCTCCTCCTCGTTAGGTGCAACCTCTAAGGTAATACCGAACTCATGGATGGATAGCTTCTTCATCATATCTATAGACTCCATAGCTGTCTCACCAATAACATTAGCGTACATACTGTGAAGACCTTTAAAGTTTACTAAGTCTTGCATTCTTATAGTAATACTCTTAGATACTCTATTAGTTACGTTAAGGTAAGCATCATTAATATCTCTTGTAGCATTGTTAGACGCTAAGAGAGAAAGTTTCTGAACACCTACCAAAGCCTCACTAGATGGTTTAGATGCGTCACGTGCTTCGTTAATACCTGTAACGTCACGAATCATCTGCATGTTATGGTTGTAGACACCGATAAGAGTACCGAAGTCTTTACCTATACCATTTTCTAACTCTTGTATTGGCATAGAACCAGTCATTTGACCTTCATCGTCTATACGTCTGTAATAGATATTACCTGTCTGATCGTAAATCTCTTGTAACTCCATTGGGGTAAACGTACCACCGTCACCCTTAGATACGTTCTCTAAAGAACCTACCTCAAACGCAGCACCCTTTGGTCTAGCCTTAGCAAGTACGTGTTGAATCTTAAGGTGAGCTAGTTGAATCTGATCAGCAAAAGGAACCATTCTATCTACTAAAGAACGACTCTTCATTTTGTATAGGTTTGGCTGGTAGATAATATAAGATAAGTTAGTCTCAGATAGAGCTGACTTCTTCCTAGGCATATCCTTCATTAACCCGTAGTTAAATACGTAGTCTGAACCTACTATATATTTTCCTGTATACACAACCTTTACAGTAGAACCAATAGCCTGTCTATTTGTCTTAGAGTTTTTAGGTTGTTTATAGTTGGATGCTTTCTTATTTACAGAGTAACCACCCTTAGTGTTATCTTTCTTTTCGTACTTTAACTCGTGACTTGTAATAAACTCAGCATCTAATATATTAATACTAAACTTATCGTAGTCATAGGAATTATCCCCGTTATCGTAACTAGCTGAAGTGTTAAAGTTCATTGGGTTGTTATTCTTCCCAGCGTACTCATTAGCTATGTTAATATAATCTTCCTCGCTAAACTCATCTCCTGCTTGCTGCTTTAAGTCAGCTATAGTCATTGAGTAAACCTCTCCCGCATGCTTGATGTTCTTATAGTCAGAACTAGAAGAGAAAGAGGTAATAAGGTTTGCTGGGTCTACGTGACGTATCTTAACACCACTAGATGCAGATAGGTCAGTCTTAGCTGCACATAAGCCTAAGACAACTAAGTCACGAATCATGTACCTCTTAACCTCAGCGTAATCATTTATATCTAAAGTATACTCAATAGCCTTCTCTAAAGCTATCTCAACGTTCTGCTTATAGTTAAGTGCCATAAACATCTCAACCTCTTCAGAACTCTCAGCTACAAACCCAGTAGGAGATAATGGTACACCAGTCTCATCCTCTAGGTTATTTAAGAAGTCTTTGGATAGCATCTCGCCATACATCTTCTTCTTCTTTTCTAGCCTTTTGTTTGCAGCAACAGGATCAATAGATTGAGCCTTTATATCGTACTCCTGGTTTACCATCCCGTTAACGATAACGTCAACAAACTTAGGTACTATAGATACAGGAGTCCAGTCAATGTTAAGGTAAGACGTATCTCCCTCAGCATCCATAAGATCCTTATACTTACCAACGTCTTGATTACCTTCAGCGTAACTTCTATTCCTAGAGTACCTTAGTTTTTTATCCCTAAAGTAAGCATCACTATTGTTATGCCACTCGTAGTACATGGTTCTGAAATAATTTAAACCATAAGCTTTCGATGCCTTCTCTTCGTTTGTAGACAAAGGAGATGGGTAGCCGTTTGATTCTTGTTTCTTGTTAAGCATATCTATCTTAGTTTTTTACTAAACATCCCCTTATTGTTATACTTCTTAACTAAAGGTGATGACATTTTTAATTCTTGCTTTGGTTTTATATATTTCTGAGAAGCTAGTAAAGCTAAAGATGAGGATATACTCGCATCATACTTAGTTCTATTATCTATCTCGAATCTACTCCAATCATCAAGTAAGGTATTAAAATAACACCTTCCCATCTCTCCCGTCTCAGGAAGTATTCCTACGTGGTCGTATACGTATGTAGCTATAGCCTCAGCTTGAGCATTTATAACTGCAGCTCCAGATCCAGGTATACCCTTTGTCTTTTGCTTACCTTTACTCCACTCAGTATGAGTCATTTCTGGTCTATCCATCAGGTACTCATAGTAACCTCTATTCTCAAAGTACTTAAGTATTCCTACTTTATTGTTCTCCACTAATATCTGACAACCATAAAAGACACACATCTTAATCATGTCTTCGTAGAATATCTCCGACTTAGGTGGCCTATTAATGTACTCACATACAAACTGCATAGACGCATCACTTGACATACTAAACTTGTGAAATACATGAGCAGCAGCATCAGATCTCCTACCATCAGTAGTGGTGTCATGGTCATAAGGGTCACACCCTGCAACCAAGTTATCGGACCTTCCAGGGAATTTCCTGTTGAATCTAGAAGAGATAACATTCTGCTCTCCAATCTCTGGGACCCAACTAATTTCCCACTTACCTTTTTTGTGTGGAACCCAAATAACTTCGCTATCTCTATTTCCACCTTTCCATATAAACTCACCCCTTGTCGTAGTTACTTTATTAACCTCGTTGTAATCCATCTGTTGATAGATCCTTTCCACGTCAAAGATACAACTTTGAGTATCATTTCTGAAAGCCTCCTCTACGTTAAATGGAAATTGTCTTTTAAATTCTGATAACGCTGTGGTATCATTCTTTAAAGCTTCCCTCCTATTCTGCATGTAATCCTTAGCACCTACGTCAATAAGTATATCATCAATACCCATAACAGGCTTCTCTGGCGTGTCTATAACAGAAAAACCATACTCATCAATAAACCCCTCTAGGTTTTCGTATGCTGGTATAAATAGCTTATATAAACCACTTTTAGTTCTACCGTTAAGATCTTTATCATCAGTATTAGAGTCGTAGAATATATCCTTGAACTCAGCCCCACCATCTTGTAGTTTATTGGCTGTAGATCCCATCATACATTTACCTACTATTTTTCTACCTAAAAGAAGACACGTCTGAGTAACTCCCCAGTTCTTCTTTATAGAGTTCTGTCCCGTCCACTTACCAGCTTCATCATGTACAAGAAGTTTTAACTTCATACCATCATAACTGTTATCAGCAGTGTTTCTCCAATCTATAATTGAGTTTAAAGCTTCAGACTCCTCTATGTGTTTTTGATTCTTTGTAATTTTCTTTGCTGGCTCTCTAAACGCAAGCTCTACACGAGGGTTACTTGAACCATCCTGTATAGGCTGAAAAAAGAAAGGGTAGTTACGATATATACGTACTACCTTGTCAGTAAACATAGTCTTAGCATCAGCACCTGTCTTAGACAGTAACCCAAAGCTACTCTCGTAGGTCATACTAGCTAAGTTAACTACCTCACTACTAGCAGCATAAGAAAAACCAGATCTACGATTCTTAAGGAAACACATCCCATAAGAGTTCTTATCTAACTTACAAGCTTCCCAAAACAGGAAGAAAGTCCTATTAGCATCTCTATAATCTGGGTATCCAATATCAATCTTACTCCATTGAATAAACATATAATGACTACCTGTTATATAGGTAGGAACTCCGTTGTTGTAAAACCATAAACCATCCTTTCTACGTCTAAATTCTTCATCTATGTAATCAACAAAGTCAGAAGCATTGTCCCTAGTTAAAGATTTAGGAGTATCTAATCTGGTCCATTTCTGCTTAGACTTAGGGAGATTGTTATAAAGTATATCTTTATTGAACCTAGGTCTCTTAGGTAAGACAATTTCTAACTTGTCAAACTCTAAAACCTCGCCATGGCTGGTATCACTTAAGTATATTTTACTCTCTTTTTGCATACCTCTCAGCGTAAGAACCTTTAAAATCCTTCTTGTCTTCTATCAGTGATGTTCCATCTTTAATTCTATCCTCTAGGTTTTTAATACCTAAAAGTATCTCTTGGCAATCAAGGAAGCATTCCCTTTTTGCTTTTATAGCTTGCCTTCTTTTTGCGTCATCTTCCTCTAGTAAGGGTTTACTTATCTCCTCTATAAGAAGATCAATAGCTCCTTTACTTGCCTCTATAAGCCTCTCTAAGGTATCTAGGGCGTAATCTTTATTGTTATCCTTCATAAGAAGCTAGTATGTCAACGTTACGCATGCGTAGAAGTTTTCTACCATCTATATCCATCTCGTACTCAGAATTCTCACTCCACATAACTCGATCTTTAACTTTAACTCCTTGATCCTTGACCCAATCGTTAATAAGGATAGCTGTACCATGAAACTCTACCTCCGAAGGTGAGTTCTCTAAGAATATTCCAGACTCTGATATCTCAGCTTCTTTCATCTCCTGCTCCATGAAGTTCCAAACTCCCACAGGGGTGTATTTACCATCTCTTTCTATAAGGTATATCTGCTCTATGTAAGCCTGATATATATTATCCTTGTCTGCATGTGATACATGGTTGGTAGGTGTTGCGATAAAGTGGTGAAACCAAACCTTATCCCCTTCCTGTATACCTGCATTACTAGTGTCAAGGGTTGGTGTTTTATACACCGTACCGTATTGCCTAGCTAGTTTCATAGGATCGTATGATGTATCT